AAAAGACGAAGAAAGAAGAGAAAAAAAACACGGCACAGGAAAAAACATTATAGAAAACGGTCTAGAAAACGAAAAAAACGAAGAATACATCGCAAGAGCAAAAAAAATTGATTTCATACTTTTGATTAAAAACGTCGCAACAAAGTATTTCAATGAACGAGCCAATGTCATATCAAGCGATTCAGCAGGAGCTTTCTACTCTCAAGAAAACTATAGAATTGAATAAAAAACTTCAATTAGAGAGAACAAAATTGGAAGAAGCGTTCTTTACAGGAAGAACCGACGAATTTATTTTTGAAGGTCTGTATGAAGGAGGACAAATTACTGTAACTACATTAACTGGTGGAAAAATACCAGTTAATGTAAGATATACTGACAATGTTCAGAATATTCAAGAAAAAATTTTTAAAGCACAAGGAATTCCGGTTTTGAACCAAAGGATTATTTTTGGGGGAAAGCGTCTAAAACCTCATCGTTCTATTTATAATTATAAAATTCCTGTTGGTGGGACACTACATTTGGTAATGGATATGTCTCCTAATCAGCGTCCGTGGTGCCCAAGTGATCCTAAGGAAATTGCCGATGATCAATATTATATTGATGAAGCTGTTAGAAAGCTTATTGAAAGACGGCAATTCAAAGCAACATATGGTTTTTAACGGCGAGTTCTACAACGCCTCCGTCCACGTCGCCGCCGCCGCGTTCTGCGACCACCCGACTGAGATTTTTTAATTTTGGTTATCTGCCCTTTTGTAAAATGGGATGGAACAATTCCAACACGGGTTGGCCCGTATCTCCACTCTTCCTCTTTTCCAAATTTGGGATGTGCTTTTGTATGCAAATATTCCTTTAAATTTCCACGTTCATCATGAACATAAAGTGTGTTTCCCTTTGTTACTTTAAATTTAATTGATGCACCCGGATCAAGGGGAAAGTTGTGACCAGGAATTTTAGAAATTGCTGCTTTACGTGGAACGAAACTAGGTGGCAACATTGATTGTTTTAACATAACGGGAAATTTAAAACCATTTTTATAGGTTATTTCTTGTTCGGTAGGTGATACAGGAGAAACCTTACGTGTTTTGAACATAGGTTTTGGTTTCCATTTGGTATCTATTGACGCAGCAAATTCGGGCGATTTTTCAACCTCCATCTTTGTTGCTTTTCTTGTTTTATTACCCCTAGGGGGCGAAATCCGCATGACCCCCTTCTTTCCTCCTACCGCAAGATTTGCATGCGATTTAACTGTTCCAAATTTAGCTACTGATCTTTTCAAAAAGCTCTTAGCTTTTTTTGTCGAAGCAGCTGAGGCGGCAGCTGACTGAGGAGAATGTGATTTAACACCTGCAGCCGCTGCAGCCATCGTAACTGTTCCTCCGCCGTTTCCACCTCCACCGTTTCCGCCGTTTCCACCTCCCTCGTGTTGAGCTAACAAAGCTTCCAAATCTGCTTTTAATTTAAGACTCTCATATTGTTCTTTTTTAATGCCTAATTTTTTTAATTTAGCTTTTATCTGTTTTATCGTTACCATATATATTTAACGCAGAAAATAAATAAAAAAATCTTGGGTAAAGATATGAAATATTTAATATTATTTTTGCTATTTTGCATTAAAATATTTGATATTCTCGGACCTTCCGAATATTGCAAAAAAAATATTCAAAAAAAATTAAAAAATTATTTGAAAAGAAAAATAATTTTCAACAAAATTAAACCAAAAAAAAACGCAATATATATCTTAATACCACATGGTGCAACTTTTTTTCCGGCATTAAGTTTACCATTATTATATGATATTGAGGATGAACATTCGTTATTTTTTATAAACAAATGGTTTTTATTAATTCCAGGCTTTGTAGGAATGGTTAAACTTATTTCAGGTTTAATAACTACCGAAAGAGGTAATTTAAAATTAGCCATCTTACAAAATGCAAGACCACTTATTATGTATCCAAATGGAGCTAAAGAAGTTTTGTTTAATTCTTGTAAAAATTCAAAACCTAAAATTCTTCCTATTAAAAAAAAAACATTAAAATATATTTTAAAATCAAAAAGACCGCTTCATATTGTACTTATAAAAAATGAGGCGATGTGTTTTTATTTTAATTGGTTTTTAATAAAAATTTTTCAAATAATAAATAAATTTATAGATATTGGTATACCGATTCCGGTTCCCTTTTTCACGAATACAAAACTAAGATTACATATGTTTCCAAGCATTAATACAAAAAAAATAAAAAATATTAAAAATTTAAGAAAGATCATCCAAACGAGGGTGGTCCAAAATAACAATATTGTCCCTAAAATATTTTAAATTACCATTTTCTCGTAAAAATAAGTAAAAAACAATATTACTTTCTCTTTTCATTATATTATAATGCCTGGTTATTGTTCTAATATTCCCGAAGAATGTCAAGCTGCAGAAAATATAATTTGGGTTTTTTTAATGATTTCTTTTTTTGTAAATATATCCCAATGCTTATATTCTAATAATTTAAAACGAAGATATAAAGTTTTAAAAGAAAGATTACCCATGTTAAATTCTTTATTGGAAGAAATTGTTATTGAATCTGATATACCGGAAGCTACCACCATGGAAGAAGTTCCTGAAGCTACAATAGTTCAAGAAGATTAAAATGATATAAAAAAAAAGATACAATATTTATTAAAATGCCTACTAGAGGACATCCACATTTAAAAGGAGATTCTTTTTTTCGGTATTATACATGTCAAAATAAAAAACCTAAGAACAAAAATTGTAAAGATAAAATTTTAGATTATTTAGCTTATTTTTTTAAATCTAAATAAATTGTATGTTAGGAGAAATACTTTTTCTTTTTGTTATTATAAAATTAATTTTGGTTTTTTATAGAAGAAAATTTATGAATTATTGTTTCAAAAAAGCTTGGAATGGTGATTATTTTGTGGCTTTTGTTGGAATGTGTATAGGTGGATTTTTAACCGGATATAGCTTTTTTGGTCATCAAATTGAAACAATTGTTATGATTTTTGCATATATTTCATTATATTATTGGTATGTAAAAAAAGATTTTGTATTTGAAGAGGTTGTAACCCCCATGTATGTTATTTCATTTATTATTTTTTTTGCGTTTGTTATAAAAGTTCTTTATCCGACAATATATGGAATATCTATATAGATAGATTTAATTTTTGTATAAGTTCAGTTTTTATAAGTTCAGTTTTTATAATATTAAAAAAGATTTATGATTATTAAAGGTTTAAATATTATTCATCTTTTTTATAAATGGAAAAATTGGATGTTTGTATAGTAATTTTATTATTAATAATATTGATATTATTTATAATTGAGTTATCAAAAACATAAAATAATACAATATATTATAGATGGATTATTTTGGTTCTACAAAAAGGCGAAAGCGCCGCAGAAGATCTAGCCGCGCAGGAATGAGGAATCTTAATATACGTCCGGGCGCACTTAGTGACACAAAAAAATCTGCGCCTCTAACAGGACACTTTTTTGATTTACTTCCCAAAAAGAAGAAAAAAAAACCGCATGGTCCCATGTTTCCGGGCGGATTGCGTGATCCTGTAACTGCACCCACCCGTTCTCCTTCTAGAAATAGAAAAAGAAATGAAGAACTTTTAAAAAGAATCAAAAAAGCACGAGAAACTACAAGAGGAGGTCGCAGAAAAACCCGGAGAAAACGCCGTCAAAGAAGAACCCGGAGAAAACGTCGCAAAAGAAGAACTCGTAAAAACGGTGGTTCGCCACTTCATATTCGTCGCCGGCTTCTTGCTCTTGCAGCTAAACTAAAAAGGTTGAAAAATAAAAGAAAAAGACATAAAGACGCAAAAGCTCTTGCAGAATACGAAAAAAAAAGAAGTGCTTTCGGAAAAATCCCAAAAGGAACAAATGAATAACTAAAAACAATTTAAACTCTTTTGCTCTACTTAAAAGTAGAGATGATGAAAAGTGTTCTTGATAAAGGTTTTATTGAAGTTATAGATAAATTAGGAAATGATCTAACAGTAAGTAATTCTGCACGTGTTTCTTTTGGCAAAAGAAAAACAATTTATGATGATCGCGATAGACGATTGGTTAATTATCTTGCAAAAAACAAACATTTCTCACCATTTAGACATTTAATGGTTACATTTCACATAAAAGCTCCTGAATTTGTGATGAGACAATGGTATAAACATGTTGTTGGGTGTGAAACAACTTCTTCTTCATCAACAAAAGATCATGCTTGGAACGAAATTTCTGGAAGATATGTTCCTGTTAAGGAATATTATTATCCTTCTTTTTTTAGAAAACAATCAAAGGATAATAAACAGGGATCAGAAGGCAAAATAGATAATGATACCAAAGTACAAGAAAAATGGTGTTTAGCATTAACTCATGCTCAAAGATGTTATGAAGAATTAATTGATGCAGGGGTAGCAAAAGAACAAGCTCGGTGTGTGTTACCACTAGCACAATATACAGAGGTTTATTGGACAGCATCATTTCAAGCAATAATGAATTTTATTGAATTAAGGGATGAAAAAACAGCACAATGGGAAATAAGAGAATATGCTAAAATATTAAAAAGTCTAATGCACGAACTTTATCCGGAAACTATGCAAATATGGAGTAAAATATATTTTCCTAAAAATAAATTAGAAGGAAATATATATATAAATAATAATGATTAATTTAATATTTAATAACGTTCTTCATAAATCAGGTGAAAAAAAATCATTAAATCTTACACTTGATTATTGTATGGTTTCGTGGTATGTTATGTTTGAATTTCTTATGGAAAAAACCGGTTTTCATGAAAAACAATTAAAACTTTGTGTAAAAAATAATTATTATACGTTGGATGAACTTTTCCAAAAGTCATCTTTTCAAGAAATGTTTAAATATGAGGAGTTTATAGATTTTAATGTTAAACCCATCCATGTAAAAAATATACCGCACTCCAAACAACCCAAAAAGGTGTAATTACTAAATCCAATTTAGCAAAATAAGCAATAACTATAGCAAAAACGCCCTTTTTGGTGGCTTCTTTTAATCTTTCCGTTTGTTCATCATGATCTCTTAAACCATAAATATATAAACAAAAAAGTATTACCAATAATAAATTAGTCATAAAAAAACGATTTTTTAAATCATCAAAAAGAATTTTTCTTCTATGTTTTGATGTTTTTAATATATAAGAAAACGCAACCAACATTCCAATAGTTGAAAATAAAAATTCTGGAGTCATTTATAATATATTATCATTTTTTTTATTTCAATCAATATCATGATTGGGTATAATTATTTTTTTTATTATGGTGATATCCAATCAAGATCAAAACGATACAAAACCAAGCAAACGCATTTAATATCATGATTGGATATAATTTATTTATTAATCCATATATAAACATAAAACAAGCTCCCAAAAATTGTAAAAAAATAAAATTTATATCTAATTTTGGAGATTGATTTTTAAAAATACTATATATTTGAGGTAAAAAACATATCCCGTAAAAAAAGGAACCGACCCATCCCGGTATTTCATTAATCATATAATAATTATATTAAGATATGTTTAAACGATCTATCTTATTAATATCAAGTCGTTTTCCTATATTTATTCCATTTTTGTTCACCCAACCGGCATTTGTTTCTAACACATATCTTGAAGGTTTGTCTATTCC